TGATCAAAGGCATCTCAGCCAATGAGCCTGATCGTTTCCGCGGTGGTCAGTATCACGGTGCTTGGTTAGACGAGCTTGCCGCTTGGGACTTTCTTGACGAGGCTTGGTACAACATACAGTTTGCCGTCCGACTCAAGAAGGCTGATGGCAGGACACAGATCCTTGCCACGACCACCCCACGACCCAAAGACCTGATCGTAGAGCTTGTAGGGCGTGAAGGAGACGACGTAGCCCTGACGACCGCATCTACCTACGTCAACCTAGCTAACCTCGCTCCCAGCTTCCAAAAGCAGATCCTCAGCTATGAAGGAACCACCATAGGAAGGCAGGAAATCCACGCAGAGCTGATAGACCCAGAAGAGTCAGGGATCGTCAAGCGCGACATGTTTAAGCTGTGGGCGCCCAACAAGCCGTTCCCCAAGTTCGAGTACATCATCCAGTCCTACGACTGCGCAACATCAGAGAAGACTGTCAACGATCCGACCGCCGCTATTACCTTCGGCGTGTTCAAGCCCTTGGATGGCGCTATGTCCGCCATGGTGATTGACTGCTGGCAGGATAGGCTCCAGTACCCAGACCTGCGCCCCAAGGTGATCGAAGAGTACGACGTGGTGTACGGTGAGGGCAAGGACAAGAAGCGCGTAGACCTAATCCTTGTGGAGGACAAGTCCGCTGGCATCTCCTTGATCCAAGACTTACAGCGTGCTCACCTTCCAGTGAGGGCGTACAACCCCGGACGGGCTGACAAGCTCCAACGCCTGAACATCGTCTCCAACATCATCGCCGCTGGGCGAGTCTGGATCCCTGAGAGCAGTGTCAGAAAAGGCTATGTCAAGGACTGGGCTGAAGGCTTCGTCTCCCAGATCTGTAGCTTCCCTGACTCGACGCACGACGACTTTGTGGACGCCTGCACCCAAGGCTTGCGGTTCCTGCGTGATGCTGGGTGGCTTGACATCGATGGCGCCCCAAGGGACGACTATGACGAGGACGACTACGCTGACAGCGGCATGGCTAAGAAGCGTGAGAACCCGTATTCGCAATGATGGACTTGACGCAACACCCAAGGTATCATTGGGCTTACAGCAACTCAGCGGGATAAGCCATGGCTGACGAAAACACACCAGCGTTCTACCCACGAGTCGGAAGAACCATAGCCAAGAACTTCAGATCGGCTCAGCCACCAGCGTTCATTGAAGACCCAAGGGCGATGGAGCTTCCTCAGTACGTCGATAGCATTAGCGGCTTGGGCAAGATTGACCTACGCGTCCCGTCCAAAGAGAACCGAGAGCTGAACAGACGCATTACCGAGCGTGATGCTGACCTTATGCGTCAAGTACAGGCTGACAGGTCTATCCCTGAAAAGCTGGCTGGTGGCTTACAGGCTGGCAGGTTCATTGGCTCGGCTATATTGCAGGACATCAACGCCATGCCAACGCGTATATTTGGTCAAGGCACGGCGGCTGAACGCGAGACAAGGGCTGACAAGCTTATTGAAGACCGTTTATACAAGCCCACACAACCTTTGGCGTATGAGTACACGCAAGACGTGATGGACTTCCTTGACAAGCTTGAGACTGATTACAAGATCCCACCACTGCTACCAGAAGCGTTGCCTTTGCAGTACCTGACGGGCCCCGCCACAGCCCAAGCTATGAAGGCGGCAGGCAAGGGAGCATTGAAGGCTGGTATGGCTATCGAGCGTGGCATGGAGCCTGTTGTCAAGGGCGCCTTAGAGCGCGGTGGTCTACCTCGTGAGATGGTCATGGCTATGGGCGCTAACACGCAGTCCAACGTAATGAAGCCATCGAACAAAGCCAACTGGATGAGTGGCCCTAACATTCACGTCCCCGAGGGCGATGCTTGGCGCTTCAAAACTCAGACTGTCGCTGGTGAGACGCCTGCTGAACGCATCCCTCGTCATGAGGAGTTGCTCAACGATCCAACACTGAACCAAGATCAAATTGACCGAGTTCTGTACCAACTTGAATTAGCCAAAGGCGAGGCGGCTCTCGATAAGTGGGCTGACAATGCATTGATGGGTTACTTTAAAGGACAGTTGGCTTCCCCTGAAGATCCTGTTCGCCTCATGATCGAGAAGAACTATGCCAACATCGAGGCTAAGTTTGCCAAAGACCAAGAGCGAGCCACAAAGATGGCGCAACGCGCTGAGGCAGAGCTTGACCCACGCAAGCAGGCAAACATGAAGCGCCAAGCGGACACCATGTTTGTGCAGGCAAGAGACGACCGCGACATAGCAATGCAGAACATCTCGCACCTTCCATCGGAGATGTTGCAAGACATTACGCTTGACCCTAAGTCCTACATCAAAGAAGAGCGCGTGAAGGCTGGCTACCCAGCAGAGGGCTTGGGAACGACTGATCCATCAAGAAAGTGGGAGCACCAAGCTGACGAGGCTGTTAAGGTCACAAGGGCTGGCGACATTCAAGCCGTTATGGATCTCCAACCAAAAATTGATCAAGCACTTCAAGACCAACTCGTTGTTTATCAAAAACTAAATAAAGAGTGGGGCAATCTTTTAAGAAGCAAGGGATTGCAAGAAAAAGATATTGCGGCGCTGATGACCAGTATGCCAAGAAATACAAAAGCCGAAGCTGTTGGCATGTTGGACGAGTTGCAACAGGCGGACAGCAACTACTTGAGACTGCTAGATCAAGACCGTAGTTTCCCCAAGTTTGCTTCTATGGACAATCCCTTTGTTGCCAAGCTTGACCCTGAGACAAAGATGTACTCGGGTTACATGGGTGACTTGGGCTTTGAGCACGTCATGGATGTGTTGCGTCAAGACTTAGCCGCTGAGCGCCTTCGCCCTGAGCAACTCAACAAGCTTAGCGTAGAGCAAGCCGTCAAACGTACGCAAGAGTACAACTTGGATCTTGCTAAGAAGATGAATGCGGATCGTGCATCAGCTCGTGCCGACTTGCCTGTCTACAAAGAATACCCAGATGGTTACAAGTGGGTTCAGCTCAACAAGCCCGGCAACTTTGCCGCTGAGTCTGAGGCCATGGGTCACTCCGTCAAAGGCTACGAACCATCTAAAAAACACCCTGAATGGGTGAAAGGCTCGGGTGATGAAGGGAGCCCATCCTATGGTTTAGGCGGATGGGAAGCTATCAAGAGCGGAAGAGCCAAGATTTACTCGTTGGTTGATTCAAGAGGTGCACCACACGCCACCATTGAAGTCGCCAGTGGTGCACACCCAATCGGCTATAGCTTCAAGGGCGCCAGCAAAGAATTGCCAGAAACTTTTGAATACAACCGTAACTTTGACGAAGGATTCCCACGTCCAACAGAAGAACAAAAGCAAGCCATACTGAGTCGCGCTCAAGATATTTTTAAGAACAATTCAAACATTGAAAGAATGGACGCCTTCCAAATGGCGGCTAACGAGGTCTTGGGTGAACTGCCTGCTGAGATTCGCCAGATTAAAGGTAAAGGCAATGTTAAACCTATTGCCGACTACATTCCGTATGTGCAAGACTTTGTAAAAAGCGGCAAGTGGACTGACGTCCGAGACTTTAGCAACACAGATTTAATACGTGCTGACGACGTCAGGAAAGCTGGCTGGGATATGACTGGTATTGATAGTCTTTACCTAACAAAACAAGAGTACGACGATCTATTGCTTAACGAGCTAAACAAACCAAAGGGCATGAAGCGTGGAGGCAAGGTCTCCATCTCCAACAACCCTGACACCATGATGCTCGAGGTGAACAACCAGAAGATGTCAGGCGGCGGTTTAACTGGGTCAATCAAGCGAAGCTTAAAGGCGGCTAAGCCTGAAGCCATGAAAGCTTCTGAGGCGCTTGGAAAGATTGAAGGTCGCCCACTGAAGATCACGCAGGCTGATCGTACAAAGGTTGGCGGTGGGTACTTGGGAGGCCCCGGCTTCTCGGGCTTGCAACTGACTGAACCAGAGTACCGTGCGGCTGAGGCGGCATGGGCGGTGCAGAACGCAGGCACAGCTAAGACCATCCTTGGTGGTGGCAAGAAAGGTGACGACGCCGTCTACTCAGCCATGATTGGTACGCCTACCCAGCATCAATCAAACCAAATGGTGTTTGACAAGCTGTTGGGTGACTTCAAAAAAGCCGCCAAGCGTGGTGAGTTGACGCCTGAACTGCGCGACTTGATAAATACGCGCTTAGCCGCCTCCGTTGACAAAAAGGGTAATCCTGTGTTTCCCGCTGATGTTGACATCATGGACAAAAATTTCAGGAACATTGCTGACACTTTTAGTCGTCGTTCTATTGCTGGTCACTTGATGGGCGGCGTACAGGTTGGTGGTAAGAAGGGTCAGATCATTGACTACGACAAGATCATCCGCAACACAACTGACCCAGACTTGATAGATTTACCTACTGGCTCAATAGGCAACCGCTTGTTCACATTGAGTGGTGGGATCATTGATCGCCCTGACTTACACCCAGCATTCCCCGCCATATTGCAAGGCGAGGACTTGGGCTTAACATTTAGCCCTGTAGAGCGTGACATTGTCATGAAAGACTTTGTTGCGAAGACCATGCGTGAGAAAGGTAGAAAGCCGGGCTACATGGATTACAGCCGAGGTAACCCACCCACTCAGTTGATCACCGAAGACATCTTGACCGAGATGCAGAAGCTTGGCCTCAAGAAAGGCGGAGCCGTCAACAAAGCCGAGGGCGGATACCTTAAGAAGCCAGCCGCCTACATCAACGGCGACGAGTTCGTGAACGCCGCTAAGAAGTACGGCATCAAGGACAGCATGAACAACCTGAACAAGATCGTAGACCTTGTCAACAAGGGCTTGTCAGTAGATGATGCGGCACGACAAGTTGCTGACAGTGGTATGCACAAAGCCGCTGGTGGTGCTATCAGTGGTGATGACCTAATCCTTGAAGAGAGACCGCTATGAAGCTGATAGGAGCACTTAAAGCCGCCAAGAAGACGGCGCCCTTCTACTCTGCTGTGGATGAAGCGCTTGCCGCCATCAAGAGACCCAAGGGCACAGGCGCTGAGTTTTTTACGGAGCTGAGCAAACAGCCCGGCGTTAAGAAGGCTGAGCTAGCTGATCGTAAGCTTGAGCAGGCATTTAAAGCCAAGGGCAAAATGACCAAGGAAGAAGCTCAACAAGTCCTAGCTGACAACCCACCACCAAAGGTTGAAGATCGTCAGCTCACTGAGATTAGTGAATACGAACGCGACAAAATGTTGGATGAAAAGCTTGAGACTTCTGGTTACGACAACATGGGTGAAGTTCCAAGAGGCGTAATGTTGAGATGGAACGATGAAATTGATGAGAATCTTGAAAAGTACAGTGATTACAAAACGGCTGGTGGTGAGAACTACCGCGAGATTTTGTTAAAGTTGCCTAAATTAGATACAAAAAACGGCGACAAAAATTATTGGTCAACTCATTTTTTGCAAGACCCTAACGTTCTAGCTCACATGCGTGTTCAAGATCGCAAAGGCCCCAACGGCGAGAAGATCTTGCACGTCGAGGAGATTCAATCTGACTGGCATCAAGCTGGGCGAAAAAAGGGATACAAACCCGATGACTACATAGAGCAAAGCAATGCGCTAGAAAAAGAATTTAATGACCTAGTTGTTAAACGCACTGATCTTCAAAAGCAAGCCATAAGTGCAAAATACTATGGCACTGGCGAAGAAGTACAAGCCTTAACCGATGAAGCAAACAGCATCACCCCCAAGCTCATGAAGTTGCAAGAGCAAAGGGACAGCTTGCAGAATGTCATCAATTACGGTGTACCCGACGCCCCGTTTAAAAAGAACTGGCACGAGCTGTCTATGAAACGTCTGCTGAACTACGCCGCTGAAAAGGGCTATGACGGCATAGCGATCACGCCCGGCGCCGAGCACTTCAAACGCTACGGTAGTGAACGCATTGATTGGAAGAAGGGTGATGACGGTTGGATCGTTGGAGCCAAGGAGCAGACTGGCGGACGCCATGAAGGTCGAGACCTTGAAGAGATTGCCCGTGACCGCGGCATCCTGCTTGAGCGAAGCGGTGACCAAGTTAAGTCTAAGGAAGACCTGCATCGAATTGTCAACACAGTACTGAACCGTGAAAACAACCCAGATCAAGTCAACAAGCTAACTAACCGCATTTGGGATCGTATGCAGACTGAGGCAGAAGGTACGTCCCTACCCCGCAAGGAAGGCATGGAAGGCTTCTACGACAAGATGCTGACTGACTACCTGAACAGCTATGGTAGAGACTACGGCGCTCAGGTTCAAATGCGTCAAGTTGCGGCAACGCCTGAAGCCATGGAAAAGAAGTTTAACCTTAATCCCGACAAGTTGCCTGACATGAACGCAGAACAGGCTAGTGATTACAACAAGATCCTACAAGGGTTTGGCAACACACAACTGTCTGACGTGCACTACTTTCCCATTACGCAACCGATGCGTGAGTCCATCAAGCAGAAGGGCTTACCCCTGTACCAACAGGTTGGCATCCCTACTGCTGGCGCTGGTGCGGCAACCCAGATGCTTGAGCCTGAAGAGGAAGCAGGTTTAGCCGGCGGCGGATCTGTTGCTAAGCTGGCGGCATTGGCTAAGCTCAAGAAGATGAGAGAAGAGATGACGCCCAGAGCGGAAGCTGTTAAAAGCTTGATTGCTAAGGATGAGAACAGCTACCTGCGTGATGTCACTCCTAACTCATTGACCAACGAATCTATTGAGCAAGAGATAGCGCGCATGAAAGCTCGTGCAGAAGCATCTAAACCTGAAGTTAAAGAAGCAAAAGGCGGTAGGGTTAGAATGACCAAGAACCGCGATACTATGTTCATGGAACTGAGCAACAAGAAGCTCAAAAGGAAATAAGCTATGGCGACACAATTCCCACAAGATCCTAACGCTGGTCGTTTTATCGATGGGTTAAAGGATCAGCAGGTAGAAGCTGACGAAGGCATGGAGTTTGAGATGCCTGACGACGACCAAGAGATCGAGGAGCTACCTGATGGGTCTGCCATTGTGCGTATGCCAACCAAAGGCCCAATGGAGGACGAGGACTTCTATCAGAACTTGGCTGAGGTGCTCGACCCCTACGACCTGAACAAGATTGCTCTGCGCTACATGGACTTGGTCGAGAACGACAAGAAGTCTCGTGAGGAGCGCGACAAGAAGTACGAAGAGGGTTTACGCCGTACAGGCATGGGGAATGACGCCCCCGGTGGCGCTACCTTTATGGGTGCCAGCAAGGTTGTCCACCCTGTCATGGCTGAAGCCTGCGTAGACTTTGCCTCTCGCGCCATCAAAGAGATGTTCCCGCCTGATGGCCCTACCCGCACCAAGATTTTGGGCAAGGTTGACGAGGACAAGATCAGCAAAGCTGAGCGCAAGCGCGACTTTATGAACTGGCAGTTGACGGAGCAGATTGAAGAGTTCCGCGACGAGCAGGAACAGCTCCTGACTCAGCTCCCACTGGGTGGTTCGCAGTACATGAAGCTGTGGTACGACGACAAGAAGAAGCGTCCTTGTGCTGAGTTCATGCCCATCGACAACATTTTGCTACCGTTCGCCGCGGCTAACTTCTACACCGCCCAGCGCGTCACTGAGATGCAGACCCTGACTGAGTGGGAGTTCAAGAACCGCATCCGCTCTGGCCTATACCGTGACATCGACCTAATCCGCGTCAGTGCTGAACCAGAGGAAACCCACTCTGAGAAGGCAAACAACAAGATTGAAGGTCGTAAGTTCGAGGATAACGAAGACGGTCTGCGCAAGGTCTATCACATCTACACATGGTTGGAGCTCGATGACGACCCACTGACAGACGGTGAGTCTGCTCCCTACATCTTGATGGTTGACGAGCACGAGAATGAGTGCGTTGGTCTTTATCGTAACTGGGAAGAGGGCGACGAGACCATGACCAAGCTTGACTGGTTGGTCGAGTTCAAGTTCATCCCATGGCGTGGTGCGTACGCTATTGGTCTGCCACAGCTCATTGGAGGGCTGTCAGCGGCTCTTACAGGCTCTCTACGCGCTTTGCTGGACTCTGCCCATATCAACAACGCGGCGACCATGCTAAAGCTCAAGGGAGCGAAGATCTCTGGTCAGTCCCAACAGGTGGATGTGACGCAGGTTTGTGAGATTGAGGGGATGCCCGGCGTCGATGACATCCGCAAGATCGCCATGCCTATGCCATTTAACCCCCCTTCCCCTGTGCTATTTCAGCTTTTAGGCTGGTTAAACACTGCGGCTAAGGGTGTCGTGACCACCGCAGAGGAAAAGATTGCTGACGTGAACTCCAACACCCCTGTTGGAACCACCCAAGCCTTGATTGAGCAGGGCGCCGCGGTGTTTTCTGCCATCCATGCACGTTTGCACGAGTCCCAAGGTCGTGTTTTGAAGATCCTTGGACGTCTGAATCGTTGGTATATCGACGAGCAACGCAAGGGGGAAGTGGTTGCAGACCTGGAAATCAGCAAAGAAGACTTCGCATCTAACACAGACGTGATCCCAGTGTCTGATCCGCACATCTTCTCTGAGACACAGCGCATGGCGCAGACTCAAGCGGTGATGTCTTTGATGGACAAGAACCCAGATTTGTTCAACCGCAAGGTGGTGCTGGAGAGGTTCTTGAAGCAGATCAAGGTGCCCGGCATCAACGAGCTGATGAAAGACGTCCCCAACCCCGAAGAGCGCCCAGTTGCCGACGAAAACGTCGCCATGGCTCTTGGTCAGATGGGTTTTGCCTTCATTGATCAAGACCACTTGGCTCACATTCAGGGTCACTTGGACTTTGCCAAGGATCCAGCCTTCGGTGCTAATCCTATGATTGCGCCAGCCTTTATCCCACAGATGATGGAGCACGTTAAACAGCACATCACCCTGTGGTATTTGAAGCGCATGAACGGCTATGTGACAAAGTCCACTGGCAAACAGCAGGCTGAGTACGCTAATCCTAAGTTCACAGCCGAGATCGACAAGATATACGCCTTGGCGTCTCAGCACGTTGCCATGGACAGCGAGAAAGCGTTCAAGGGCGTTATGCCTATCATCCAGCAGATGATGCAGATGATGCAACAGGGCAAGCAACAAGCGCCTTTGCCACCCGAAGCGCAGGTTCTCATGCAGACAAGCATGGCAGAGACCCAGCGCCGTGCCGCAAAAGACCAAGCCGATCTCCAGTTGGCAGACAAGCGCCTCATGCAAGAGGGTCAAGCGGACGCCGCACGTCTGCAAATGGAGATGGAAAAGCAACAACAGTCGGATAGCGTCAAAATGTCGACCAATTCTGCTGACAACCTGACGAAAGAACGCATTGAATCTGCAAAATTGACGCGAGACGCGGCAAGATTGCAAAACGAGCAGGCTGAAACTGCATTGGCGCTTCAAAAAGAAGCACAACAAACCCTAGGAGATCGAAATGGCTACATCTAACCCTTACCACAACGAAGCCGTGCCTATGCACAAGCGTATTGCCGCTGGCGAAAAGCTCGATGGCACGTCGCTCAAGTCATCTGGCAACACAGCGCCAGTAAAAAAACAAGGGGGCGCACTATCGCAAGCTAAGAAGAAATAATGATATTTAATTTGGGTGATCTGATCGGCGCAATCAAGGCGCGTCAAGCTGAAATAGCTTCTTCCTTAGCGGCTGGAAACGTCGCGTCATGGGAGACGTACCAACGCACGGTCGGCACAAACTTGGGATTGCAGGAAACCCTCGATCTCATTAACAAAATGTTAAAGGAAGATGAAGAAGATGAGCGATAACCCCGAAGTGTTGGAAAACGCTGAAGTGAAGTGGGCATTCCCCGCTGTTAGCCCGGGTGCTAAGCCATTAGGTGGTCGAATTTTGGTGCAATTACGTCGCACAAAGCAGAAAACGACAGGCGCAGGGATCATTTTGGTGGAAGAGACCAAAGAGAGCGAGAAGTGGAACAACATGGTGGCAAAAGTCATCGAAGTTGGCCCTCTTGCATTTAAAAACCGAGACACCATGCAAGGTTGGCCTGAAGGCTCTTGGTGCGAAGTTGGCGATTACATCCGAGTCCCTAAATGGGGCGGAGATCGTTGGGAGGTTAAGGTCACAGGCGAGGACGATCACGAAGATCCAGCCCTTTTTATGATCTTGAACGACCACGAAATCATTGCCAAAGTCATTGGTGATCCCTTAGCTATGAAAGCATTCTTATGACCACAGAAAACGAACTTAAAAAGATTGTTGTCACGGAAGAGGCGGACGGTTCAGCCGTTATCGACCTTCCTGACAGCATTGAGTCCCCTGATGAGCAGGACGACGACCGCGAAATGGCGTCTGGAGGCGCTATAGACGACGATGTAGCCCCTGAAGACGAGACGGAGTACCAACGTGCCCGTCGTGAGAAAAGACGCGCTAAGCGCGATCTAGCCAAGAAAACTGGCGTAGAAAAGGACATGAAACTCCAGCACTTGGAACGCAAGAACCAAGAGTTGATGGAGCGTTTGTCTGTGGTAGAGCGCAAAACGCACTCTGCTGACCTAGCTCGTATCGACAAGGCTATTGAAGACCAAGAACTTCGCTTGCAGTACGCCAAGATGAAGATCGCTGAGGCGGCATCAGCCGCTGACGGTAACGCCATGACCGACGCCCAAGAGATGATGTACGAAGCTCGTCGTCAGATCGAGTCGCTGTCATCCTTTAAGAAGTCTGCTGTTGAGCCACGTCAGACCCAAGGAAATGTCCCAGATCCCCGCCTGCAACGGTTAGCGGCGAACTGGATGGAGAAGAATGATTGGTACGACCCAAGCGGTCGGGATACCGATTCTAAGATTGCAAAGCAGATTGACGAGACTCTGGTTTCGGAGGGTTGGGATCCAACTTCAGCCGATTATTGGAATGAACTCGATAATCGCTTGCATAAGTACTTGCCACACAAGTACAATGACAGCACGGACGTACGTTCGTCTACTAAGAGACCAAGGAGTGTTGTAACAAGTTCTGGTCGCGAAAGCGTCAACGGAAGCACCAACAGGAACACATTTGTACTGAAACCAGAACAAGTGCGCGCTATGAAGGATGCAGGCTTTTGGGATGATCCCGATAAGCGCTCCAAGATGATTAAGCGATATGCGCAAGAAGCTCGAAACAACTCTTACTAAGGAAACAAGTATGACCGAATCACGTTTGAAAAAATCTCTGAACGCAGGTGGACGCAATGATCGCGCAAGCGAGGACGCAAGTCGCGCCGCTCCAGAAACAAAGTTCGTAAGCTCACAGGAACGTCGAAAGATGTGGAGTGATGAATGGAACCAATCAGCACTGCCAAAAGTCCCGCCGATGCCCGGCTGGCACCTTATTTGGCTTTCAACAACTAACGCATACGACACCATTGATAAAAGGGTGCGACTCGGCTACATTCCCGTGAGAGCGGATGAGATGGACGGGTTCGACAACTACAAAGTCAAGGCTGGCGAACACGTTGGTTACATATCATGCAACGAGATGTTGCTGTTCAAATTGCCCATGGATGTCTACCAAGATGTTATGGCGCAACTGCACTTTGAAGCTCCCCAAGAAGAACAGGAAAAAGTCCGCGTTCAGCTTGAGAATCTCCAAGGTCAGCGTGACAGCAGTGGCAAGTCGCTGGTACGAGTTGAAGGCGAAGGTATGGGCAGGTTTGACCAATCTCAACCTAATCGTGCCCCCATTTTTGAGGGCTAACTTCTAAGGAGTAAGACTATGTCTGCTACAAATGCTCCGTTCGGCTTGCGCCCTGCGTACCACCCCTCTGGGTTGGATCGCGCAACTGCGTTGGCTGACGGTATTCTCTCTACATACAGCACCGGTATCTTGAAGGGTCAGCCCGTCAAAATGGCTACAACTGGTGTTATTCAAGCCGCCGCCGCTGGTGATGCGTTCCTTGGTGCCTTCTCAGGCGTCGAGTGGACTGACACTACTGGTCGTCGTCGCGTGTCTAACTACTGGCCTGCCAACACGGCATACCAGACTGGTTCATGCATTGCGTACTTCTACAACGACCCTAACATCGTCTATGAAATTCAAGCCGCTGGTTCACTAGCGCAGACTTCCATTGGCGATGAGGCTGATTTGAGCAATACAACTGCTGGTTCAACAACCACTGGTTTGTCTGCTTGCACTTTGTCAACCACCTTAGCTGGTGCTGGCAACAGCGCACAAATGCGAATCATCAACCTCGCACCGTACCCTGACAATGCTTGGGGTGATTCTTACACCATCGTTCGTGCCACTATTGCCGAGTACCAGTTTGCTGGTGCGGCAGGTACGGCAATTTAATAGGAGGACATGAACCATGGCCGCTCCAATGCGCAGTACCGACTTTCGTAGCATCGTCGAACCTATCTTGAATGAATGTTTCGACGGTGTCTACGACCAACGTGCCGATGAATGGTCTCGTGTTTTCACGGAACAAGAAGGCATTCCCCGCAACTACCACGAAGAACCCGTCTTGTACGGTTTCGGCGCCGCTCCTCAGCTTCCTGATGGCACTCCTGTGTCCTATCAGCAAGGTGGCGTGCTGTTCCTGAAACGCTACGTGTACAGTGTGTACGGCTTGGCATTTGCTTTGACCAAAGTTTTGGTTGAAGACGGTGACCACATCCGTATCGGTCAAGTGTACGCACGTCACTTGGCTCAGTCATTGATTGAGACCAAAGAGACATTGTCTGCTAACGTGTTGAACAACGCCTTCACTGGCGGTGCTACAGCAGGTGGCGACGGCGTTGCTTTGATCAGCTCTGCTCACCCAATCGTGAACGGTACATTCAGCAACCAATTGACTACAGCCGCCAATCTGTCACAGACATCGCTTGAGCAGATGTTGATCCAGATTCGTCAAGCTGTGGACAACAACGGTAAGAAGATTCGCCTTGTGCCCCGCCAATTGGTGGTCGCCCCCGGCAACGTCTTCCAAGCTGAAGTTCTCCTGAAATCCGTCTTGCGTGCTGGTAATGCAAACAACGACATCAACCCTGTCAAGTCCATCGGTTTGTTGGACGAAGGCGCGGCTGTGTTGTCACGTTTGACCAATGCATCGTCATTGTGGGTACAGACCGACGCTCCTGAAGGCATGAAGCTTATGATGCGTCGTAAGCTCGAGAAGACTATGGAAGGTGACTTCGAAACTGACTCTATGCGCTACAAAGCGACAGAGCGTTACGACGTTGGCTTCACTGATCCTCGTGCAATGTACGGCACTGCTGGCGTCTAAACCCAAGTGGGGGGTTCGCCCCCTACGTTTTAAGGAGAAAAGACAATGGCACAAACCTATTTTGGTTCTACCCTGCGTGCAGGTTCTGGCACATTGACTGACACTGTTGACGGCGGTTTCGTCGTCATGTCTCAGACAACTACTGTCACTACCGCCGCCGCAGGCACTGCTACTAGCGCAACTCTGACTCTCCCTGCCTCCTCACAAATCATCAGCTTTTTTGCTGACATGGTTGTGAACGAAGCGGTGGGTGCAGGTACAGCTACAGCAATTGCAATGACCGTTGGCACAGCCGCCGCAGGTACACAATACGTGTCCTCGACTGATGTGTTTGCAGGTGGTCGTATTGCTTTAACCTTCACAGCCGCACAGTTGCTTGCAATGAGCGACATTGGTAGCAATACCTCTGTTGTCGTTACGCTTGACCCTGATGGCACGATTGTCACAACTCAAGGTGTTATTCGCCTGACCGTTGTGTACGCTCAGAAAGTTTAAGGAGCACGATCATGGGACAATTCAAGCCAATGGTCAAAATGATGACCACTGAGCCTACAGTTGAGTTAAAACTCAAAAAAGGCGGTTCTGTGAGTAAGGCTATGGGCGGCGCTATGGGTTCTCCCA